ATGAATCACCTTCGTATATAAGGGAGAGATTACAGTCTTCACCGGCACATATGCGTGAATACGAACCTCATACGGATTATGGGAGTAAAGGGTTAACGATATTAGTCCCTATTGCACCTGGTGTATCAGAACCTACTCGTTTTCATGGCTATGAAGGACGCCGGACGGTCCGCTCCGTGCCTTGGGCCATTAATCATGCCTATATGTTCAGACCATCGGCGAATCATTCGTGGCATTCGTATATCGGTGGTGAGAATGACAGGTGTGTATTAAACATTAACTTCATGAATTAAGGGTTGCATATGCGCTATCACTAGTGTTAGGATATAAATAGTGATATGGCCTATTCAATAACAACTCGTAAAGAACTCAATAAACATGTCGACTTTGACATTAGTATAATCACTGGCAATCTTGCCGATGGTGAGTTCTTTGCAGAAGATAAGAAAGTCACCAGTCGTTCTAAGGTCTATGTCGTTAAGATACCAAAGGTAGGTCAAGACAAACTCAAAGGTAAACTAAGAAAGATTGGTGTTAAGAGTCCATTCACTTTAGATACTATTACACTTGATGTAGAAGAACAAGATGGTCTATCATTGCGTTTACAGAAGACAGGAAAGACATCTACTGCATCAGATGGTAAGACTACGGCAATGCAAGAGAACGCATCACTAGAAATCATTAAACAAGGTCTGGCGAACAATAAGACATACACCAGTGCAAAAGACATCGCAAAGAAACCCATATACAAGACTCTCATTGAAATCTATCCTGAGCTCAATGATGATTGGTTGAATGGTCTATATGCACAATATGCCAAGATGAATCAGAAGTTCCCTAATGCGAAGTTCGATACATTCAATAGAGATGGTGGTTTCATGGATTGGATAACATCATATGTGAAAACGAACTATAGGATTGCAAAGAAAGATGCGTGGAATCCGGCAGACATATGGTTAATCAAAGATGAGGAGAAGATTAAGACCGCTCTCAAAGAGGCGAAGAGTCTAGAACAGTTCAATGATATCATGAGAACTCTGTATAAGAAGAGACAATTATGTGGCATATCGTTGAAGAAGGTGTCAGGTAAGATTGCAAGGTTTATAGAAGTCAATATGACTGATGCGATACCTGATAGTAGTGCATATTCATTAGATTCAATCACTCAGAAATGGTCGGTGAATCAATCAGGCAATCTGGATTCTACTGATACAGTGATTCAAATATCAACAGGCACTAAGTCAATGAATGGTAAAAAGAGTGTGAAGTTTCAGATAAGACAAAACAGTAAAGGTTTCAACAACCTCAAGTTTGAAGGCACACAAGTTGGTGCAGGTGCGGCCAGACTTGGTAAGGCACCACTTGATATGTTGCAGAATCTATTAAGTGGTTATGGTATCATCGACTTTGTGAATGACCACAACAAGTATCCTAAGACTATAGATGAATGGAAAGAAGTAAAGAGTGACTATAAGAAGATGTATGATGCCACCCACTCATCAATCACAAGTAATATAACCAAGAACAAATTCGTTGAGAATGTTGAGAGTTCATTTGAGAGTGGTGATAATGGTGATGCAACTGCATATACCACATCTAAATTGATGCAACTGGCGTTTGTTTCTAAGTTGATTACTCTGAGTGATAAAGACCAAGATAAATTATTAACAGAAATGTCTTATCTTGCGAAGAAGGAAGGTCCAATATTCGGACCACATGGTAAACTCTACTAGTCTATAATATCCAAAGACTTAAATAATAATCATCGGTCATAGGACCATCAGTCTCATCGATATATAACATCGATGATTGTCTAGTGATATCTCTCCAATCGTGTTCTAAATGGATGTAATCTGCCTCTTCGTCACCACCGGTACCACGCCATTGGTCTGGAAATGATGGTCTACAGTTCTCTTCATACTTGGCGTTCAGTGCCTCATTCTTCTCATTGTTGTTGGCGAAGTATTTACCCACAACGGCAGGTTGGAATGGTAACATGAACTCGTCAAACTCACCTTCAATGAAATGCATGAAAGTGTCATACTGTGTCATACTTTCTCCATCAAACATCTTTTCAACTAGTTTCGTATGTTCGCCATAGTTGTGTTGAAAGAAGTAAGGTAACAACATAGTATCTTCGGTGCCAGTCCAATCAACGCAAAAGTTGAGAGTCGCCCAATTGTTTTCAATCATCGCCTTTCTATCTGATTCTTCGATAGTGAATGAAGAATGATTAGGATTACCCTTATCTGGTAATGAACTGAATAAGATTGAATGAGAGACACCTCGTGGTATCACTTTGCAATCACAAAACATGGTCTTATCTTGTTGACCAAATAGAGTATTGAAGAATACATGTCGTATTGCGAATGATGGATGTTCATTCTCTTGTAATGGTGGGACTTTAACATGACCCATGTTTGATTTACAATTTGAGTCGGTTGCGAATGAAGGTTTCACATCTAAGAAGTCTTGTTCTTCATAGTCTGTTAAAACGGTGAATCTACAAAGATCCATACCCTCATGTCTTATTAGTCGTTGTCTATCAAGATGTAGTTTCAATCTCACTACATCGGCAGGTGTCCTGTCTGGGTCACCTTTCATACATACTGTTGCAATATTAAATGCCATACTTCATTTCTCCATTATAAAAGTTCATTATATTATTATAATTTATTTAGTTAATTCCTTCAAGTGGTTTTTCCAATTAAATCACATTTATCCAACCAGTGATTACATACTTCACATTACTCAATGGCGGATTACCTCTATGAGTATGAGTGAAACCAGCTGGCCATACGACAAATGTATTTCGTCTAGGTTGTATTCGTTTAGATTGATATAAGAATTCAGTCTCACCACCTTCATCGACATCATTCAGATATACCATCCATGCAAGTATCGTTCTAACATCTTTTAGATGACTTGTGTGTTCACAATGCCAGTTATGATACCCCTCAGTTGGCCGTGTCTTCTGTATCTTCATCTGACTCGTGTATAGTTCTTTATATAGACCAGTCTCTATCACTGGATATTCATTCAACCATGAGTCCATTATCTCACCATCTACAATCTCTTTCATGTTTTGCATAGGTGTAGACAACATAGAGTCCATTGCACTATAGAACATAGAGGTGTCAGCACGAAGGTGTTTGTGTGAATCGTCATGACTCTCTCTTCGATTTACTGTTAAACCCCTCTCATCGCAATCATCAAATACATGAATACAATCATCAATTAGTCTTTCATCGAAACAGTCATAGATGGTGAGTATGTGGTCACCGTGGTCTACCCATTCATATTCTCTTACTTTATCGTTCATCTGTTGCCTCGAAATAGTCTATATTTAATACATGTCTATATCTTGCATCACATGTATTAGTCGTTCCTGTGTGTTGTATATGTGCATCGAATCTCAATATTCTATTCGCAACACTATCAACTCTCTCTGTAATGTCTTCACGCCACTTGTCTTTGAGTATGGTATACCCATTATTTGTATTCAAGTATAACAATGCAGTCTTTAAATTCTCTGGCGCATTTTCAATGTCTACATGAAACTCGTTTTCTTTAATTATCTCGGTGCGTGGCATCATGTTAATCTTACATCGCACTAGAGAACAGACATTTAATTTATCTAATAATGGTTGAATCAAATCATACGCATCACTCTGAGGTTCATTTCTAAAGTATATCGCATGTGTAAATTGCATCTCATGTGCTGTTCTATTGACCTTATTCAAGAAATATGGGAAATACGGACTAGTGAACTTCTCTACTAGTTCGTCAAAGTAGTTTTGGTCTAATGCATTATCTATTATCTTCATTATTCGCTATATGCCATTCATGACTACACTCGGCACTACACCAAACATGTTCGACATTGTTCTCAACTATCGGTGAGTGATACTTAACTTCTTCTTGCCAGTTTTCTATTTCCTTAAAACACTGACTGCATTTCGCTGTCTGACTCATATTCTTTTCCTCTTCTGGTTGCACTTCACTATCTGATTCATATTCTCTCCCAAACCATATTAATAAAACATATCGTTCACCCTCATATATGGGTTCAACGCCATGCCACACTTCACTTGAATTATTAAAGAACGCCATTGTGCCTGCCCTCTTAGGTATGATACAACCTTCTACATTCAGTTGACCACCATGAAAGTCATCATTCAGTTGAACAATACATGTTCCATAATCTCTACCCACATCATTCTTGGCCATATCTCTATGATAAGGGAAGAAGGCGTCTGTCTTATATCTAACTATTTGACAATATGTAATTCTATCAAAGTCTCTATGGTCTATAAACTGGTCGCCCACAACATCCATTACTTTAGTAAACTCTGGCGAGTCTTGATTAACAGTCATATGTTCTTTACCATAACCTGACTCATATTTGTATGATAGATTAAATTCTTGAACTCTCTCGGATGGTGTGATAAAAGTCTCATTGTCTGGATCCACAGTGACATCGTCATATGGCATACTATCAAACATGTCAATGAGTGTATCACATCCACGGTCATTTATTATTCTAGGTTTCAAGTATAGAAAGTTTGACTCTCTATCAAACTCATCTTCAACCCATTCATCTATAGGGTCATCATCTAGAGGTGCCATTATTGGTTCTGGATGGTCCATGTTTGGATTAGATTCATCCATTGGATTACCTATTCTGAATTTAGTTTCTGCCATGATTTTGTCCTTGTGGATGGTAGAAAGTCACTTGCGTAAATCTCCAATTGTCTTTATATTTATTGTAGTCATTTATATATGCACCATGCATACGATTGCCTGGAAAAATGACACATCTGTTAAACTTGTGTGGTATGATTCGTTCTATATCAAATCTCTCTCCAACAGGATAGAGTAAACCCATATTCTCATCGTTAGTTATCCATTCACCATCATATACGGCAGTGCCACCATCTTCTTCTTTATCCATGTATACTAACATATTGAGTGTTGCACAATTGTCTGGCGTATCTAATGCACTATCGATATGTGGATAGTGTTGCATCTCTTCATCAAACTCTGTAATAGTTTGAAAACAGTTATACTCATATAGGCGTGACCAATCATAATCTCCTTTCCAATAGTATCGTCTGCATAGATTTAACAGTCGTTGATGTTCATTCTCATATATTCTCGTGGGATGTCCAACCTTATCTACTATCCTACAGTCGAGATAATCTTGACCATTGCGTGTAGACGATTCAGGATTATATTTCCACATTGGGTATTGTCTGTTCGTGATATGTTCATATAAGTCTTCTGCATTTTCATAGAAGTCATCAATCGTTAAGACTAATCCATCAAACTCATGGTTGTCAAATGATGACCTCATTTTGTATAGTTCGTCTAATATGACTACTTTATCCATCTAATACCCCATAATCAAATTCGGTACCATGATGATATGAACCCAAATCTTCTGAGTGTTGTAAATTGAATGAAATACTGATTCTTTCGTAATTATCTCGTGACTTGGCCATAGGGACAGTATGGAGTAGATACGATGGCCACATCATAAAGTCGCCATTTTTAGGGAAAAATTCTAAGTCTGTCATTCCACCTGGTGTGCCTGAACCTTCGAGTTGTTCGGTGTATCTCATTCTATCGTCATTGGCGCCATGTCCAAATACTGAACTCATATTGGGGTTAAAAAATTTGATGGGTTCTGAATCACTATCGGCCGATACATAGTATGTGCCTGATAATCTAGACTTGACATGATTGTGACATTCGTGTGCGTGTGGTTCATTATAGACATTAACCCATGCAAACAAATGTATGTTGTGTCTGTTCAATCCATCAGTTGGAAATAACCACATCTCTCTAAGAAATGCGATATATGAATCCTTCATTCTATTGGCGAATGTGTTGAACCATGGTTGATTGTGTGTCTGTTCTCTTAAGTCATTATCAAAGTATGTTGTATACTCTGTTGTTGAATTGCCATTCGGAACCTTTGCAACAACATCTCTACAATGTTGTGCAACTTCTTTGTGGTTTAAATCTATCTGCCCTTGGAATATGGGAGTTGGGAACATCTGATGATATTCGCCTCGGCATGGTGCATATGTATTTTTTGGGTTATCAATCTTTACCGGTTTCATTCTTCTTCACTGCAACCCCTACACCCTTTTCTCCACTCGGCATAGTGACATCTCTATAATATATAATAACTTCGCCCATTTGTTTGATATACCTTTTGAGTTCTTGCATATCTTCTGCCATGACTTTGTAGTCACCGATAGTAGTTGCAACAAAAAGTATTTCACCATTGTTCTGTTCTTTCATCTCGTCTAGGAATCTATCGAGATATGTATAACCTTCTGGCCAATCAGGATTCTCTAACTCTGATTTATCACATGCCTTAGGTCTTTTGAATTGTTCTGCGCCAGTCTTTTCATCAAACCTCTTAGGTTCAAATGAGATAGTCGCCTTACATGGATTTGTGATAGTTGCCTCTGATACGACATACCATTGTGGTGCAGTCAAATTGACTGGTCGTGGTAAATCAGGTTGCATGATATCAATCTGTATAGGTTTAGAGACAATTTCTATGTCTCTGGCAGGTATTAATGAACAACCACTAATTAGTGCTGTCAGGCACAGTAAGCTTATAAAGTTTTTCTGTATCATCTTCTAACCCCTCCATTACTTTATCACTTGCACCATTGAATCTGTTCTCAATTAACCCTGGTTTCTTGAGTGCAAGTAAATCTAAATTATGTCTTGAAAATATTGCAAGGTATTCTGCCTTCTCTGCCTCTATTTCGGCATTTGCACGAGACATGTTTTGTAATGCCTTACCTTGTTTTTCGTATGACTCTCTCAAGGCGTCCATCGCCTGTTGTTGTTCTTCTACAGCACTTTCTAACTTTATATTATTTGCGGTTAGTGTCTCATTCTGACTAAACAGATACCAACACATAAAACCTAATACAAGGCAAATGCCTATTAACGCTTGTTGCATAAAATTCTCCTACAATATTGTCACTATCAGAGCGACAAAAATGCATAACATTATGAGTATGTCTTCTTCGTTAAACCTCTTCGGATTCATACTCGTAGTCTTCTATGATAAAGTTCAGACCTCCTGAACTACGGTGTTCTATGAGTTTACCATCTTCATCTTTAAATTTGAGATGTTTCTCTCTCTGTATAAAGATTTTCTTTGCGATGTATACTCTATCGTCACTATCACCATATTCATGGTTAAAAGATACAGTTATCTTATATCTTCTTAGAACCCATCCTTTGATGGTCTCATAGATATATCTAGTCCACTTCTTTACGAACTTATAGATATACTTAACCCATGATTTGAACTTATTCATAATAGTATTTAGTAGTCTTCTAAGGCAGTTATATTATTTCTTAGTTCTTTAAGTTTATTGATAGTGTTCTTTGCAGAAGTATGAACGATACCAATACCACCTGCTTCTTCCCAAGCCTTGATGTTTTTTGGTCTATCATCTATCAATACAGAACCCTCATAGGCGTAGGCTGCCTTTTGAGTGCCAGTAAATGTGCATGTCACTACAACATTAGGGTCTACTAATCTCTTAATCCATTCGGTTTTGTCATATACAACCAACTCTCTGTTGACATGACCAGCGGCAGTTAATATCTCCCACGGTGTTTCACAATGTCTAACATATGCAAGTAAATCATACATATCTACCATTGGTGGTAGATTAGCGAATAGTCTTTTATCTGTTAATTCTTTCTTTCTCAAGTCATAAGTCGTATGACCTTCATCATCATTGGTTAACGGTTCACCCAAATACTCAGGCGCCTCAACTCCCTTCAAGAAGTCAGCAAGAACACCGTCCATATCAATGAATATTCTACTTACTTTTCCTTTTATCATGTCTCCATGGTACGCTATTTTATGGTCTATTGTCAAGGGTTTCCTCCAACAAATATGCCTCATTTTCGTCTATTTCCTGGCCGTTTAAAACCTGTCTAACATGCACCATTTCATGTGCCAATGTGATATATCGTTCTTTATTGAGTTTCACATATATTGAAATGTATGTGTCATTGTCTAATACTCTAGGGTGTTCAATCAATCCTTGTTGTGAGAAGGATGGTGGTAATCTCTTAATAGTGATTTGTGCGTTTCTGTCGTCTATTCCAAGTGTCTTCGAATAGTCAACTGCCTTCTCTAAGAGTAATGTATTTTTACAGTAAATCTCCATTTTCTAGTTCTTCATTATATGTTTCTAAGTGTTCACTACTACAAAATGGACAGTGTTTGGGTCTAAGGTGTTCGCTCTCTAATTCTAGTGCATCTCTCAGTTGTTCATCTGAGATTGTTAGTGTCATGTCTTGGTCGCACTCTTCACAAAATATGTGATGTTTAATCGCCATCTTCCTCTTCTCCTATGTCTAGTTTTTTCTCGCCGATTACTTCTTTCCAGAAATTATCGAATGATTTGGGTTTACCATCAATCGTTGCATATGGTAATTCTCTCAAGACTTCGAATTCGTCCTTGAGTTGTATATATGTTCTCTTTTCATGTTCATTATGGTCAATAGTCTTGAGTATATGTTTGTATCTGTCGCACAAGGCGTCATGAACATGTTCTGGCGGTAAGTATAAATGTATCTTCAATCTTTCACTCCACATCGTTGTCTATGCCAATGAAGTAGTTGGTCATAACCTCCAATGTTTACACCATCTACTGTAATTTGTGGGAATGTTCTTGCAGTTGGAAACTGTTCCATCAACTCTTCTCTAGTGAAATCAACATCTAACTGATTGTAGATGTATTCATAATCATTCTGTTCACATAATGCCTTCGCTCTGTCACAATAGGGACATTGTGGTTTTCCGTATATCTCAATCATTTATTAAATCCTGCCATTTTACATACTTTATGGACTCTACCTGACTTCATGAGTTTGTGAAATTTCTTGAACCATTTCTTAATCATCTTTCTGCATTGCCCAAATCCATGTATACACCAATATTGATATTATTATAATTCCGCTAAGGTATAGTAGTGCGTTTTCCACTATCTTCCTTGACCTCGATATGCCTTGTGTGACCTCTTCTTCGACTTGTTCATCGTAGACATTGATATCTTTGTTTTTCTGCCTCTTCCACCTTGACCGATAGAAGAACTCTTTGGCGAGGACTCAATGCCTCTTAACATGGTGTTTACTCTTTTCATAGTATATTATTTATTATAGTTTTATTGCCAATAATGTAAATATTGCCAACATGATTAAATTTGCGAATAACATGAGAATGCCCAATATGGTGTGATACCATATCCATCTAGTTTTGTATGCGTTCTCAATTGTTAATTCATCCGGATCGGCGTCAGGTTGATATGATGGTTCATCTGTTATATCACCCATGCCATGTAATTTCTGTTCTACTTCTTGAACTCTCTGAACGAGTTCATCTTCCTCTCTACTACCCCAAAGGATTTGGTACCATTTCTTCATCATAATTTAAAGTCCTCAAATGTGTCGTCACTGACATCTTGTTTAATACCACCAATGACATAAGACTCAATCTCTGTCTCTTGTGGTGCGTTCTGTAATCCTCTACTGTTTAACCAGTGACGAGTCCACGGTAAAGGATTGTTTGCACTAGAGACATTATATATCTGGTTCAACCCAATCATGCGTAGTCTCTTGTTTGCGATATATTCTACATATTTGTTTAACAACGGCACTGACAAACCAATCATACTACCATCTTTGAATAGAAACTCTGCCCATTCTTTCTCTTGATTAACTGCATCTTCATACATTGTGTAAACTTCTTGTTCACAATCTTTCATGACCTTGGTCATCATCTTATCATTCTCTTGATTCTTATAACACTTGAGTATGTGTTGTGTGATTGCAAGATGTTGTGCCTCATCTCTGGCGATAAATCCTATAATCTTGGCACTGCCTTCCATCAATTTCAATTCTCCAAATGCGAAACTACAGGCAAATGACACAAAAAATCGTAAACCCTCCAGTATGTTGACACTAATCAATGCGAGATATAATGCCTTATACAACTCATAATCATCTACTTTCAGTCCTAGTAGTCTTCTTCTACCCAACTCAATGAAGTGGTCATATTTATCAGTCACCATTTCTGCCCTTTTGACAATCGCATCTTCTTCTAATATGGTGTCAAATATATCACTAGGGTCTGCATATATGTTCTTTATGATATGAGTATAACTTCGTGAATGAATACTCTCCATGAAATCCCATGTAATGATGCAAGACTCAAGTTCAGGTAAAGTGACAAACGGTAAGAATGCTATGGATGGCGCCCTACCTTGAACTGAGTCAAGCAAAGTTTGATACCTCAGATTTGAGGTGAATATATGTTTCTGTGCATCATTCAAAGTTTGATAGTCATTTCTATCTTTCTGTAATGATACTTCTTCTGGTCGCCAGAAGAATCCTAATTGTTTCTGCGTGAGTTTATCGAATATGGGATATTTGAATTCATCAAATCGTTGTGTGTTCAACTCTTCGCCAAAGAATAGTTTGTTCTTTGTAAAGTCTACTTTCTTTCTATTAAATACTGTCATCTTTTCTTTTCAACCAATTCAAAATGGTCATAATTATTAACTAGTTCACCATAATTACTCTTATAATACTGATTACTAAATTCATGAAAGAGTTCTTTCTTCTTTGTGACTTCTTTATCTTCGTCACCACCACTTTCCCAGCGATGTGTTCTGCCATCTAAATCCATTGGGTGGGCAGGATGACCAGTGTGTTGGTCATGATTGAATCCCTCTTTAAAACCATCGATGTCTTCCATTCTAGAGTCTGCATTAAAGAAATGAACAAACAAGTGATATGATTCTTCACCTAGTAAGTAATCTCTCCAATGTGGAATGTTAGGTCCTTGATATAATAATATATCACCTGGTTCTAATGATACTGACTTGCACCCATTTCTCAATCTCTCTCGTTGGGCCAAGTCTTGTGTATCATTCTTAACTATCTCTGCACTTACACCTGCATAGTTCTTATCATTCTTTAACCATATCTTCCATGGTGTGTTATCATCTGTCTGATAATCTAAACATAATGTAGCACTTATCTCACATGATGGTCTATCAGTGTGAGAACCCAAATATGCACCTCTTTCATACTTTCGAGTATATGAATATGTCTCTCTCAAGTCCATATCAATATAATCCTTTAGTTTATTATGTATATATCCATGAAGTGCAATACCCCATGGTGTGCAATAACCACCCATAGACTTACCAATTGAATCTTCTGGATTCTTGTATGTTATGTCTTTAACTTCTTGATGCGTGTATGCACCAGTGTATTCATCGGCACGCCACATATCCATGGCCATGTCAATTATATCTTGTGGTAGGAAATCTCTTATGATGACATATCTATCGAACATGAACTCCCATGTTAATGGATTAGTTCTTCCAGATAGTATCTGGTCTTGATGTTTTACTCTGTAGTTTACTGTCTTTTCATCAAATGGCACAGGCATCGCAATCTTCCTCACTATCGGAATCAAAAGGGTCACTTGGTAATGACTCTTCCATAACATCTTCTACTTTACCATCCATTGTGTTCTGGTAATATGATGTCTTCCATCCATACTTATATGTGTTCAACAAGTCTCTTGCCATAATAGAGACTGGAACTTCATTATTATCATAATTCTCAGGATTATATGACCAGTTGCCACTAATCCCTTGGTCAAAGAACTTCTGCATGACTGCAACTATATTGATATAACCTGTATTGTCTTGCATATCCCATAATAGAGTGTATGCGTTCTTAAGGTATGAGTATTGTGGAACTATCTGTTTGAGTGTTCCCTTCTTACTCTTCTTAACTGACAAGTAATCTCTAGGTGGTTCAATACCATTTGTTGCGTTAGATGTGACACTTGATGATTCACTTGGCATTTGTGCGGTCAATGTAGAGTGTCTTAGACCATGTGTTAGTATCTCTGCTCTTATTTTCTCCCAATCCATCTTATATTCGGGTTTTACTATATCATCTACATCTTTTTTGTATGTGTCTATCGGTAATATGCCTTGTGCATACTTAGTTCTATCAAAATAGTCACATTTTCCCTTTTCCTTGGCTAATGTCATAGATGATTTGAGTAGATAGTATTGGAACTTCTCAGTCAACTCGTGGACGAGTCTCCACGCACTCTCATCACCATATTTGACACGGTTCTTTGCAAGATAGTGTGCCAATCCAATGTATCCTATACCCAAACTTCGTCTTGCGAGTGTAGACATTTCAGCGGCCGCCACTGGATATTCTTGATAGTCTATCAACTCGTCTAGACCTCTAACTGCAAGGTCACATATCTCTTCTAATTCTTCTTCTTTTACCACACCTACATTGATTGCACTTAATATACATAAGGCAATCTCCCCACCATGGTCATCAATATGTTGTATGGGGTCTGTTGGTAATGTTATTTCTTGACATAGATTACTCATGTTAATCTTGTCTGTAAATGAACTATGACTATTGCAATGGTCAATGTTCATGATATAGATACGGCCAGTCTCCGCTCTCTCTTTTAATAAATCTGTTATTAGTTCTCTTGCACTAATCTTTCTTTTAGGGATTGAGTATGCATTTTCATACTTCTCATACAACTCATCAAACTCTGGCGTGCCAAATGCATCATATAAACCTGGCACATCATGAGGTGAGAATAATGTTATTTCTCCATTTTGAAGAAATCTCTTATAAAACAACTCTGATAGTTGTATAGAGTAATCTAACTTTCTTACTCTGTTGTCTTCTGTTCCCTTATTGTTCTTTAATACAATAATATCTTCAATCTCTTGGTGCCAAATAGGAAAATGAACTGTTGCACTTCCGCCTCTGACTCCATTCTGAGTGCAACATCTCACTGTTGACTCAAACTTCTTAAGAAATGGTATAACACCTGTGTGTTGCACTTCACCACCTCTTATCTTTGCACCCAATCCTCTAACTCTTCCTGCATTGATACCAATGCCTGCTCTTTGGGCGACATATCTACCAATCGCCATGTCTGATGAGAATAATGAATCTAGAGTATCATCACTGTCTACTAAGACACATGATGCAAATTGTTTCATCGGTGTTCTTACACCTGCCATTATAGGCGTGGGTATGTTTATCTTAAATGTCGATGATGCATCATAATATTTCTTGATATACCATAATCTATCTTTCTCACCATGACCATTGTAGTTTTGAAACAATGTCATTGCAATTAACATATACATGAACTGAGGTGTCTCAAACATAGTGCCTGATGACCTGTCTTGTATAAGATACTTGTCTACTACTTGTTGTAAACCTGCATAGGTGAAATCTAAATCTCTACCATGCTTTAGATATGAGTTGAGTTTAATTAACTCTTCTTCTGAGTATTTAGATATTAAGTCTGTTGAATATAGACCCTTGTCTATATTTCTCTCTATCATATCCTTTAGGGGAGGATATATCTTATCTAATGTGTCGTCTTTTGTTTTGTCTTTCCATTTGGTGTTGAACACTTGTTTTTGCACTGCAAACAATAATAGTCTGGCCGCAACAAATTGATAATTTGGGTTGTCTAATGAGATTAAGTCACTGGCCGACTTAATTAGAATCTTCTGTATCTCTTTAGTTGTGATTCCATCATAGAATTGTAAACCACTGTTCATCTCTACTAATGATTCACTGACACCTGTGATATCTCTACATGCCTTCTCAACCATTACATGTATTTTTTCTAAATCTATTGAAACTTTCTGACCGTCTGACTTAATGACCTTTACTTCTGAATTCATGTTTTCTTATACTCCATCAATTGTAATTTTGCTGAGAGACCGTAAACTGTATTACTATTGATGATGTCGACAACTTCACTCTCACTCAAACCACTCATAATCATATCATTAATGTCCTTATACTCTGTTATTCTCTTATCATTCCAAATGCAAACACGATATCCAAGGTCGATGACCTCTTCTATCTTCTTTATAATTTCTTTGTTTCTTGGTTCATTATCGTAAACGAGTATTGCGTTATCTTTTATATCTTCTGGTATCTTTTTAAAATCACTACCAGCCACTGCGATACCGTTTGGTAGGAATAGACTATCTATGGGTCCCTCTGTGACATAAATCGTCTTCGTTCTGTCCACTGAATTCAAATTGAAGATGAGTGGAACATCATCTCGGAATCTCATTGTTAAGTATCTTAGTGGTGAATCATTAATTGCACGACCAGATACCCCAACCAACTCCCCATTCTCATCGTAGAATGGCAATACGATTCTAGGGTCATTACCTAGAACTCTATCTGTATACTTTGACGATAAAAGATGTAATGTTTGTGCATGGGGCACGAACCAGATGTCTTTCATTGCATACTCAGGCACCTTTCTATTAATCAAATATTGGCGTGCCTCTGACTTTTCAGCTGCCAGAAAGGCGATTGCCTTTAGACTGCTATTCTTAGTCTTTACTCCACTTTTATTTAGAATATCTGTTTGTGGACTAAACTTAAATTTCTCGCTTGAAGGCATTTTTCTTTTAGGTTTATGCCCTTGTTCTGACAAAAACTCTTTAAGATATTCTCTGTGAATTGTAGGAAAATTTTCTTTTAAGAAATTTACACTAGATGTTGTCTTTCCACAATTATGACACTTATAAATGAACGATTGTTCCTTTACAAAATGATACCCTCTCGACTTGTAGACATTCTTTTGTGAGTCACCACAATAAGGACATCTGTGATTTAATGTGTTTTCATTAACCCATTTCGAGCGGTCTAGGTTCGCCATAACCATAGACAAATATTTTCTTTCTAACCATAGCATTGATATCCATTATACAGTAAGGCGTGTCAAAATACTAGTCGTTTTTGCTGATTCTTTGAAGGTTTTTCTTGGGCACCTGAATCTTATATCTATGTTCAACAACCTTAGGTTTATCTTCTTTAATCTTACGAACAATCAGGCCAGTAGAGGTTATCAATAATAACACCGCCAAGGGGTCAAACACAAATATGAGTGCAAAAATCACCCACCTAACAGCGTTGTCAAGATACTTGACACTCTCTTCCTGGCCATATATCACTTCTGCGACATACTTGATTGGGCCAATCTCCGCCTCAAATCCTAATATTTCTTGTTCAAATACAAATCTCTCATCCTTGAGTATCCTTATATCATCATAGATACCATCTATCTCTGTGTTGTATTCTTCTGTTTTAAGTATAATCTCATCTACATTACCTGTAGACAATGTCTGTAATCTGTTAATCTCTTCGTTTGCACCATCTATGGTGTCTTGTGCCTGTGCTCTGTATTTGTCTATATTGTCTTGTTGTGATGATATATCATCTCTAATCTGTGTTCTCTGTTCTGATTGAGATGCAAACAACTCATTTGCCTGTGTGACATAATCAATCACTTGAACTTCTGCGCCTTGAAATACACCACCCTCATCTAATGTGATAGTCTCTACACCCTTATTTCTTAGTTCACTAACAGATGTATCTAATGCAGTTAGTTGTGTTCTTAAACTATCTATTTGTCCTTGTGCATAGTCTATATCACCTTGAACTCTGTCCCATGCACCATCTCTTATCTCTATTTGTGCATTAACAGAAGATGTGACATCTACACCACCACTACTTAAAGAGATGATTCTATCTTCTATTGTTGTTATCTGATTCTCTTCTCTTGCAATTTGAGAGTTGATTCTCTCGACTTCTGATTGTGCTAAACCTGTTGCGTATGATGTATCTGAACTTGCCTTTGCAAGATACCCAAATATCCCTAATGAGGTAATCAACATCAATACAAACACTGATAATGCCAGATAGTATTTCATGTAATTGAGTCTATCCCAAAATATATGGAGATAGGCCGCAGTGACTATCTTACCAAACTCTAGTGTTCCTGTCATTATGATGACACCTAGAGCTGCACCTGCAAATATCGTTGCAAGTCCCAATACTGAAAAATATGCCGCTATACCTGCAATTGCGAGAGAGGTACCTAGGGCTAGGTAGTTATAAAATTTTTCCATAATGTATTAGTAGTCGTATCTTTTAAGAATTCGTTGATAGATATCTTTACTATCTTTCTCATTCTTCTTCTGATACTTATTTCTTTTTACTAAAGGCGTGTCTGTTGATACGGCACTGCCTGTAGAATTCACTGGTGCATCTTCTTCTATAGTTTCTTTAAAATATTTTGATACTTCATCTGCAAGTTTTACACCTGCCTTATAATCACTTGGGTAATGTAGTCCTGCTTGAACTCTACCCCATGCACATATGTCTGCCATGTCTCTTAGATTACCCTCATGTTCTGGATATTTCTTTGCATAGAAATTTGCGACAACATATGATTGTAGTGCATGACTGGAAGGATATGATGGTGTGTTTGCAGTTCCTGTTTTGAACTTGTTTAACTCCATCTTATATTCATTCGCAAGTTGATATGGTCTAGGTCTGTTAAACATGTTCTTGTAATGTCTACCTATTGGTTTGCATTGACTCTTAATGTAATCAACTTCTTCTTCATCAAACTCTAAGTCTGAGTCTTCCATATATTCTTTTATGTAATAGTTGGCGTCTTCGTCACAATTTATGTATTGTCTTTTCGACTCATCACTTACATTGTTTGTCTCATCTATTACTTGTGTTAATTCTTTCTTTGTTTGACCTGAACTGTTCATTGGTGGTGGGTCTAACTTAATAGAGTCCCAACCATCTTCAAAGATATCTATCTCTTCATATTTCGGTTTCTTTAACTCGTCTTTAGATGCAAATACTACTGAGTCTATACTCATGACTGCCTCAATAAACATAAGTTCTTCTACTTGCAAAGACTTTCCTCTTTTACTGAGTTTGATACCAAATTGTCTGGCCATTTTTACTTTATCTGCCCATTTTGCCTTCTGAAATTGTTTTGCAATCTTAGCGGCAACATGTTTCTCTACCTCACCCATATGTGGAAGAACTAGAGCTCCCTCATTCTGTATTCCTAGTTTCTTGTCTACTGCCTTGGCTGCACCACCAATGGTGTCACCCATTGTCTTTGCGTATTCTACCATCTTCTCTTTGACTTTCTTGCCGGCTTCAGTTTCGCCTGCACTCTTAAGTCCTGAATATGTTAATGCCATTGCAAGTCCTGCTGGCCCACCCATCCAAATTGGTAAACCACCTGTGGCCATTCCCACACTCAGTAACCCTATGCCTTTGATACCATCAGGTGTGGCGATAAGGTCTGCAAAACCAGCCTCTCCAGCAAACGCCGCTGGGATGATAGTGAGGTCAAAATCAGATTCTATATCACCTGAGAATGACATTCTTAACCACTGACCTATTGCAAGTCCTGATACTGCGACAGCACTCATAGTTGCGAGTGCCTTATTCTTCTTCAAGAACTCATCGGTTTTGATGAGACCTCTTTCTAAATGTTGAAATGATTTTGTATCATGAATGGCGGCACCACCAACTGTCATAGTTTTACCTACAGTTCTGAGTGTTCCCATTACAATTTTAGATGATGCAGATAGAGAACCACCAATTGCCTTAACTGTGTTATAGACTGATGGTTGTTTAAATGCAGTTGCAATAGTTTCTATGTCTACTTCAAGTGCATCTCTTACATCTTTGATATGTGATTTTAAATCTGCAACTTGAGTTGGTAATGAACCACCAACCTCATTTTCTGGTTTTTCGGGTGTATCTTTTTTCTTATCAGCATATTTCTTGTTAAAAGCTCTATCACTTGCCGTATCTAGATTATTATCTTTGGGGGAATCTTTCGAAGTAGGTTTTGAAGTAGGTTCTGAATCACCTGTCTT